TAGTCTGTCAATGCGGGACCATTACTTCTTGATATTCCAGATATCTTGACATAACTGGATTGCATGTATTTTAGAGGTCCACTACCATCATAATTTTTAGTTGCGTAAGGTCCGTATATTGGATGACCGTCATACGCCCATCCTAGTATTGGTGAATGATCAGTGCCATTATCATCCAAATAATCGCGTAATTTTCTTGATGCATAATAATTTACGTAAGGATATCCGTTTTCTGCTACCTTTAATTCGCCATAAAATCCATCATCATCCTTTACATCACCGTAATTAGCGTAACGTTGAACATTATTAATAGTCCATGTCTTCAAGTTAGGTGATATAATTACACCAGAACCCGGAGTTTTTGCGGTGATAGTGGTTCCATTAACTGTGTATCCAGCACCTTTTGTTATTACATCTACACCCACGATTTTTCCATTTGCCACTCTTGCAATTAGTTTTGCACCCACACCGTCGCCATTCACAATTATATCAGGAGCACTGAAATAATCCTTACCACCACTCTTAATTGACACAGAATCTATTCTTCCATTGACAATAACAGGATCAAATGCCGATTTAGATCCTTCAACAACTATCGCATCAGGTTTATAATTGTCATTGATAAAGAGAGATCCAAAATTATCACCTTTTGTTTTTATATGAATTCCATCAACTTCTCCTCGAATGACAGCAGATGCAGTCGCGTTTGAAGTTGATATTCCTTGTCTACCATCAATAGTTACGGATAGTGGTGGATAATTGAATGTATGTTTTCCGGTTCCGGGTAAAGACATCTTTACATAATCAACTAAAGAAGTTGAAATAGAAACTCTGAAATTATTATCATCAATCTTTACAACATAATAATCTTTTCCAGATGTAAGACCAGAGATATCTGTTACTGTCCCTCCACCATATCTTATTAATTCTCCTGATGAGTATCTATGATTTGGTATGGTTATTAAATCTTTGAAGGTATTGATACCTACACTATCAACAGTGTTCTCTCTATTTTGAAAATCAGTGGACGAAATAATTTCTATATTATCTACTTTTAGTCTAGACTCTTTTGTTTCAAACTTATGCAATCCTCCACCATTGGTTGTAATTGGAAGTGTTGCGATACCTGCAAGTGCCTCATTACGGGTTTTGGTGAGTGATATGGTAAAATCATCATTCTTATTGACAAAATAACTTGATTTGTTAATAAGATTTCCCGGAGTAGTGCCAATTCCAATGGTCGTTGAACCATCGGTTCCATAGATAATTTCTTCTCCATGTTTGAATCCATGTGGTTCAGTAAATGTAAATTTGTCAGTGCTGGTATTTAAAATACCACCAACACTAGTGCTGTCAAAGAATACTTCATGGGGTGCGAGTCTCATCTTCGCTTCAGCAGTCGCCTGTCCATTACCACCGGTGATCTTGACATCAGGAGTTGTCTCGTAATCTAATCCACGAGAAGTTACTTGTATTTCTCTTAATTTACCACTAACATGAGCGATAACAGATGCACCCACACCAGTGTGTCCATTCTGCTGTATTGAAATGCGAGGAGGATTGATTACATCATAATCAGATCCAGTATTCAATACATCTACTGTTTCTAGTGATCCATAGTAAATTTTATCAGAAGATTTATAAGAATATGCCTCTACACCATTTACAAAGAGTCCTACACCTTTACCTGTTTCAGTTTTATCTTTAGAAGATCCGTATTCTGGTTCCGCAAACTTACGAAGTATTTTTTGAGCACCAATAGTTCCGAAACCAACTTCAAATGGAGTGAGATTATGATTAGTGTTAGTTCCAATATCAGAAGTATCAAAAACAGTAATATATTGACTTCTACGGGCGTTCTCTGCCGATAGAGAAAGTGAAATCGTAGATGAGGTTAGATTGGTCACATAGTATGATTGACCGGTGCTGAGACCTGCTACAGGGGATCCCGATACACTAGGATTATAAAGAACGATATCACCATTCTGTAAATTGTGATCTGGTATTGTAATTACTTGAGATCTTGTAGAAATTCCAGATGTGCTAAAGTTTCTAATTCTTTTTTGTACATCTATTGAATAATGAGGTAAACTATTTGATGCTACAACAACAGTGTCACCTTGTGCGTAGGTATTTTGAATATTAGCGACATTATTATTTTGTTTATATAATTTTGCTTGAATGTAATATTGATTACCCGCTAAAAGAGATGGTGCACTTATATACACAACTTGATCATTCAATATTCCTGTAATAACGCCATCTTGATTCTGACCATCGATGTCTATTACGGATATAGGTTGCCCTTTCTTATAATAGTGTTTCGCAGTCAATACAAGTTCAAAATTACCTGCTGATATTGTCTTAAAGTCTTTTACTGTGTGTTTAGTTGCAATATTCTCCAACCACTGACTATATCTTACATCTTTCTTTTTGATACCAAGAGTCTTAATATTATATTCACTGCCTTTTTGCTGAAGAATACCTGTCCCTGTAAAACCGGTAATACTATTCAATATTTTTAATCTTACAGGAATTCTCATAAATGCGATTGCATCATTACCTGCATCTACATTTGCACCTACACTTATAGTGCCTATACCACTTACATTCAAAAATTCATTAATGGTTTTATCTGTGTAGGTAAATTTTCGTCTCCCTACATTAAATGATGAAGATTTAGCAAAACCAACTGTAGAGTCTACACTTACAACACTTGAACCTGCTGCAACATAAGCAGTTATATGAGTTCTAGTGATAGGTTTGAAAGAACCTATGATTGTATCTGAAGATAGTCTTATTTTATAGTAAGTCTTACCATCAAGAAAAATATTCTCTACTTCATACACTGATGCACTCGCATTTCCTTGAATTATAGTTTCATTCACAATTGATTCAGGATCGCCTGATACCTTTTCGCAAATTAGCACATCATTGACAGAATACTCTGCATCTGATGGTTTGAAGAGAAACTCTTGAGGTTTGACTAATTCAACCTTCTCTTTATACAGAGTTCCAAATAAAATTTTATACGCTTCTTCTGTGCCCTTAGAGGTATAGAAGTCTTTTGACTGTCTTAGAAAATTTGATATATCTAAGTCTCCTGTAAAGGATCGATCTTCAAAACCCGGAGATATTTGTGTCTTTACTTTCTTATAAAACTTCTGTAAGAAGATATTACTTAGATTCTTGACTCGTGCGTTCTCTGCATGAGTACTATTACTGGTTTTAGAAAATGTGAGGTACTCTGGAGAGTTTGTTTTCTCGCTATTTTCAATACCACTAAATCCTCTAACGCATCCTGTAAATGAAGTAGAACCTAAACCAGTATAAGTGATTATCTCATCATCAATTTTAAGTAAACCATACTTACTAGGCCACCCTATTGTAGAGTCAACATATATTGTTTTGTCAAACTTTTTTATGAACTGAGAGGTTGAAGTAAATCCAGTAAGATTGTCTTTATTGAGAAAATCAACACTTCTATAGTCATTGAGATTCTCAGCGATATCAACTGGACCACCTTGAAACTCTTGTGATATGTAATATTGCTTTAGAAATGTACCAAGTAAAGGATTGTCAGAATCTATTGCTTCAGGTATCTGACTCTCAATTACTTCGTGTATTTTGACTCTAGATAATGAGGTTTCTATCATTAGTATCCGCTACTATAATTATTTGGCGATGAACTTGTTGATGATGAAGATGATGATGTCGTGGTAGAAGAAGTATTCACAGGAGATACGAAATTAAGATTATCACTAATCTGTACACTATTTACTGAGTGAGAAGAACCGGTCATTTTAGTGCCATCTGGCATAGTATGAAACTCACCATAATAAGCTTGACCATTGACATATCCAACTAAAGTACTTCCCGTTGAACTTGTTATTATGGGACCTCTTACCTTACTTCCATTACTGTAACTAGATTGCACGTCAAATCTTGTTCCAGACACATTCGCACCCGAAGCAATCAAGTCTTGTCTCATAGTGAAGTTACTATTTTCTACACTCAGTTGTAAGTATAATTCTTTTCTACCTAGAACATCATTTGATAGTGGAATCGCTTGTATTTCAACAATTCCCTCTGGTTGTACAGTTGATGTGATATTTACTGTATTAATTAAGATTTCTCCTTTCTTATAATTTACAGTTCCAAAGTTTGATGACACTATATCAACTTCAACGTCATCCGTAATTCTAAACAAGAAGAGATTACCAATATCTGAACCCTCGATTGTTTTATCAGCAAGATATACTGTGCCTGTAATTCCTGATACTGTAAATCCAGTGCTCTTGATATTATAAGAGTCTAACTCTTTATAAAATTCATTGTCATAACATAATTCATATTGTGAAAAAGTATTTGGTAGAGTTTTTAAGTTTCTTCTAATCTTGATGTTAGTAATATTTGATGTGATGGAGGAATCTGTATTATCAATTACCGAAATCATCTTAGAGTATTTGAATCTACCGCCAAATTTGTTTAATTCACTTGATCCACCATACTGTATGACTGAATTTACAATGCTTGCTCGCAAAGTATCAGCGTTTCCAGTAAAATTAGTATTGTAATAGATGTAACTATCTAATTCAACGTACAAAAACTTTAAGTCTACGAAAGATGGCACAATACCTGCTATGGAATAGTTTTTTAGTGATTTGAGTAAACTTTTCTTAGTCGAATCTGCAAGGAAATTACCGTTTCTTGGTTTTGCAGCAATAAATACACGACCATATTGAGGTGGATTCAAATCTTCACCGCCAAAAGCACTAACTGATTGAATATTTGGGTATATTGATGGGAGTAATGCTTCATAATCAGTAGCAGTCACCGCACGATTCTGTGCAGCAAATTTTCTAGGTGCGTAATTTCTAATACTTTCCACTGATTCTATATCATCACCATTCTCAGATGGTATCATAGTAAATAATCTAGTAGTGGCAGTGGTTATATCACCACCACTTTCGTCTTTTATAGTTCCTGCATAATTAAAATTAGTTGCTCCGTTACCATCTTTACCATCAGTTTTTATATAAGATGCGGTGACTACATTACCAGACTCTAATTTCTTACCAAAAATACCATCTCCAAATAACAACTCATATTTTTCATCAGACGTCTCCTGAATGAGGAACATATTAGTTACCGAAGTTATTCCTACTATACTATCAAGCAACTTGTATTCAGTTCGTGTATTGCTTGAAGAACTCTCTTTGACGAACACTCGTAAAGTAGATGTGTCAATACTATCATTAGGTAATATATATTTTTGATTTGGTTGTGATGTATCAATTGTCCACTCTTTCTCTAGGTATTGACCCTGATAGATTGTAACCATACCCTGTGATTGTCCTAAGAAAGAAGGAGCCTGCACTTTTTCTGGGAGTGAGTATATAAAATTAGTTTGATTTATACCTGAATTAGCAAATACTCCGGGTTGTAATGTTATAGATCTGTTATCTGTTGATATACCTGTTATTACAAATTCCACAAGTGCTGTTGCTGCACGTTTAGATCTAGGTACATAACCAATATTTCTTGCTAATGATACTACATTTTCTCTAAGTGTCGCCGAATCAATAAATGACTCATTGGCAACCATATTTGTGTTATATGCTGTAATATAAGAATTATATGCTAGTGTATTAATAAGTACAGACAGATTAGATCCCTCAAAGTCAAAATCTGAGAAATTAGAGTTTTGCCTCAGATAATCTTTGATTGAAGTTTTTATATCTTCAAAATTTAGATTTGTGAATTGATTGAGAGCCATTATAGTCTAGTCGGTTCTAGTATAAAATTGATGGTTTGAATTGGTAAAGATAACCCAACGATATTGTATGATATTTCAATATCTAATGCATTATCTTCAGGTCTAGAATTCACATTTACATTTTTAAGATTAACTCTAGGTTCAAAGTTTGTTATAACAGTTTCAATTTCGGTAGAAATAGGATCAACTAAATCATCATTCGCTAATTCAAATAATGATCCTGTAATCCTTGTACCTATATCATTTCTAAAAAATACTTCACCAATTTTTGTTCTAACAAGATTCTGTACAGCACGTTTGATCGCATCCTCATTCTTTAGAGGAAGCAAATCATTTGTAATAGGGTGACGTTTGAAGGATAATGAAATGTCCCTAAAACCTCTTGATATTTTGCTGACAGGCACTTTTATACAATACTCGTATATTTAGTGCTATTTAGACAGTTTCTACGAGTTATCTTTCATCCGATTTATGTTGATCTTGAAAATGGTGATAATATTGATCATCTATGTCTGCCATGACTTCTCTGTCCTTCTGAGTCTTCCAGAAATACTCCTCTTGATCACCAAGACCTAGATTATCATATCCATGCTCAACCTGATAATACTCTGTAGAGACCTTGAAGTCGGGTGTTTTAGGTTCGGGTGGTGTTAGACTATTGTCATAGATTCTCATCCTGTTATTGGGGTAGAGAGCAAACTGACCGTTATTCAATGCAATCAAGTTGTGACTTTTATGTTCTGCAGGAGTCTCAGCAGTAGAACAGTCAATGCTATCTGCAGAGTCGTGGTAGTTGTCCAGTGTGCAAATGTATTCTCCTCTAATGCTTCCGTGATCACGGGTATTAATTTCGTAATCTGCACTTCCGATGATTGATTTTGTAATTGCTGTGACTCCATAGTCCATACAGTTCCAGAATTGTAAATTTGGCAGATTCATATCAGGATCCGGTGTTTTAGGAGAAGAGACAAAAGCAGAGATCGGCAGTTTATCAAATAATGCAGCATATTCATATAAATATGTTTCAAAGTAAAAGGCACGACCGGGCATAGACTTTGCAGATACCCACACTCCTTTTACAAACTCACCATGTCCATCTTTATGGTCTCTTAGATACTCCTTCCTTACCCACACATGTATTGCAGGTAAATTACAGATCAGTGTTGACATAATAAACTATCACTATTAGTAATTATAACAAAAAAATGTTTGACAATATTAAGATCGGTGACGAGTTTGCTAAGTTTTTGACGAAGGTAGAGAGAAGATGTATAACTGATAGTCAGTGGGAGTTTCCATATAAGATAGTTGAAGATCCGATATGGGAGTGTAGTTTTACCTTACTCGAAATGATACGATCTCGTGGGATTATACATGATATCCCACCAACTAGTGTTGTTCGTAGTGCTCAGTGGGCAGAAACAAAACGAGAGAAATACCATTTAGAACAAATAAAGAATTTACTTACATCTAAGTTTCCTGCGTGTATAGACAATCCTGTAATTGGTTATTACCCGCCGATGGGATATGTTGGTTGGCATACAAACTGTAATGCACCGGGATGGATTATATTATTCAACTGGTCTGAAGAGGGAAAAGGATATTTCAAATATTATCATAAAAATAAGTTGGTAACTCTAGAGGATAAACCCGGATGGAATGCGAGAGTGGGTCGATTTCCTGCAGAACCAGAGAACGTATTATGGCACTGTGCTAAAACTGAATGTCGTAGATTTTCTTTCTCTTATCGTTTTGACAACCCACTCGAATGGCAGAAGGCAGTAGACTGTCTTGTGACATAAAAAAAAGAGGACATTAGTCCTCTCTGTCTAAACCAAGGTATTTGACTTCGATATCGTCAGGGTGTGGAGTTCCGTC